ATGTTCTGATGCATTAGTGATGCTGGGCGCAAAGCCCATTTCGTCATTTGATGAAGGCACAGATGAGGCCTCTATTTCCGATCGCTTATATAGCGATATCAAGAACCAGGCATTGATGTTATATCCCTGGTCTTTTAGCTTTAAAAAATCCTCAATTGCTCGGTTGATTACTACGCCAACCAATGAGTACAAATACGAATACCAATTGCCAGGAGACCGCATTGGCTCTCCTATGGCAGTTTATGACACAAGTGCAACAGGCACCCCTCCGCGTAAAGAGTATCGAATTATGGGTAGCAAACTGTTGACTGATTACGAAACTGTATACATCGATTACCAATACTCAGTACCAGAGTACGAGTTGCCTAGCTATTTTGTGCAACTCCTCAAGTATATGATGACATGGCATCTGGCATTACCAATTACAGACCAAACAGATAAGAGTCAATATTGGCAATCTGTTGCTGTAGGTGGCCCAGGCGAGAATGGCCGTGGTGGCTATCTGCGCCAGGCCATGAATATCGATGGCGTTAATAAGCCAACAAATGCTATCAATGATTTCTCTCTTATTGCGGTGAGGTATTAATGAGCCGCTTTGTCTCGATACAGACAAACTTCTCTAGCGGTGAATTAGATCCTTTACTTAGGGCAAGGGTTGATTTAACTGCCTATCAAAACGCTCTAGAAGAAGCTACTAATGTAGTATGCCAGCCACAAGGTGGAATACGCCGTAGACCTGGTATGCGCTATCTTGCAAGCCTACCAAATAGCAGTACTGAATCAGCGGCTAATGGGGTTCGTTTAATTGAATTTGAGTTCTCTACATCTGACAGCTATATGCTTTGCTTTACGCATAATAGGATGTATATCTTTAAGAATGAGGCTCTTATTACAAACATTAATGGTACGGGTAATCCCTACCTAAGTACATCAGGCGTTGGCCTGGTTGGATCTGTTTTAAATAATCTTGTATGGACTCAGTCTGCCGACACATTAATTGTTGTTCATCAAGATGTTGCGCCAATTAAGATTGTTCGTGGCGCTAATGATGCATCATGGACTGCAAGCACGATATCGTTTGATACATATCCATCATATGCTTTTACTGCAACAATCACTAACCCAGCCGGTACTCTGACACCATCAGCGGTATCTGGCAAAGTTACTTTAACCGCATCTTCTGCCGTATTTAGCGCTGGTAGCGTTGGCCAATATGTCAACGCAACTCCACAGGGTCGCGCTAAGATTGTTAAATATAATTCAACTACTTCTGTGGATGCAATTACAGAGTTTCCATTTTTTAATACTTCAGCCATTGCGAATGGATCTTGGGAATATGAATCTGGTTACGAAAATGTTTGGAGCGCTACAAGAGGTTATCCTCGTTCTGTTACTTTCCATGAAGGTCGCTTATACTTTGGTGGCTCTAAGTCTCGTCCTAGTACTATATGGGGTTCTAAAGTTGGTCTGTTCTTTGATTTTCTGGCTACAGAAGGATTAGACGATGACGCGGTTGAAGCCACATTAGATACCAATACTTTTAACGCTATCGTTGATATTATCTCTGGCCGCGACTTACAAGTATTTACAACTGGTGGCGAGTTCTATGTTCCACAAAATGGATTAGATCCAGTTACACCTACAAACTTCTTTGTTAAAACAGCAAGTCGTAACGGCATTAAAGAAGGTATACGAGTTCAGCAATTAGAATCTGGCACATTATTTGTACAACGCCAGGGCAAGTCTCTTAATGAGTTTGCCTATACCGATACACAATTAACTTATGTGACTGCCAAGATCTCATTGCTTGCTGGCCATTTATTACGCACCCCATCACGCATGGCGTTACGCCGTTCTGTTGCTACTGACGAGAATGATTTATTGCTTATAACGAATGCAGATGACGGAACAATGGCCGCGTTTTCATTATTACGCGCCCAAAATGTTATTGCTCCATCTAAGTTCACTACTGTAGATGGATCGTATATCGATGTTGGCGTAGATATTTCAACCATATATACAGTTGTTAAACGCAATGTAAATGGCGTAAATCAATACTATGTTGAAGTATTTGAAAACGAACTATTAACTGATTCTGCCAAAACTGGTGGAGCCGCGGCATCTGTATCAATGAGCCACCTCGCTACAGAAACAGTAGAGACACTTCTTGATGGCGCAGTCATGGCAGAGCAAACAGTACCAGGTGGTGGCACAGTAACATTCCCACGCTCATCTACAACCAGCTATGAGGTTGGTTTGCCTATTAATGTTCGTGCGGTAACAATGCCAGTTGATATTAAGTTGCAAACTGGTACTCGTATTGGATTTAAAAAGCGCATTGTAGAAGTAAATGCTTTGGTTTCTGAAACTCAGCATATGAAAATTAATGGTATTCAAATTCCATTCAGAGAGTTTGGAGATATCTTAGATGAGCCAGTAGCTGAATATACAGGAACAAAAACTGTTCATGGTTTACTTGGGTATACACAGGATGCCAAGATTACTGTTGAGCAAGATGTGCCATTAAAAATGACATTGCTTGGATTAGAGTACAAAGTATCAACGCATCAAGGGACATAATATGAGATTTTCAAGACAAGACATTAAACTGTTTGATGGCCCAATTGGAGATCCAATGGGTGGCCCAGCGGCAAATAAACTTACTGGTCAGAAATACCAAGAGCCAGTAAGTGCAACTATTGCTATTAGCTTGATGTTGGCTAGTGCGTATGGCTCATATCAAGCCGGGCAAAACAAAAAAGAAATGTACAAGATGCAAGCGCAACAGGCTGAAATTGAGTCTGGCCGTAGAGCAGTACAGTATGAGATACAAGCCAATCAAATCTTAGCAAGAACAAATCAAGCATTAGCAAGTACTGTTGCTCGTGGATACGCTGGTGGTACACAAGGCTTTGAAGGTTCTGCCGCATTAGTTCAGCAAATTAGTCAAACCAAAGGCGGTAAAGAGTTTATGTTTGCTTTAGATAATGCTGATATGACACGCAGAGGCGGTTTAATTCAATCATCTCTTTATGAGCAATCTGGATCTATTGCAGAGCAAACTGGAAACTATGAGGCCATTGGCAAAGTTGGCCAAGCGTTTGCCGCTTATGCAAGTATTGGTAACGCTCCTGTTGGTGAGCGTGCTGGAGGCGCCGCCCCAGTTTATGAAATGAAACCAATCTAAGGTAAATCATGGCCGAACTTCAAACATACCAACCAACTGGATATTTACCAGCAGATGTACCGCGCATTGATTATTCAACTTATAAAGAAACTGCAATTCAAAATCAGGTCATCAGCAATCAATTAGATAGACTTGCTAACTTTGCGTTTAAGAGCGCAACTGAATATGCCCAGCGTCAAGGTATGCAGTATGGTGCTGAGAACCAGCCAACCGCAGAACAAGTAATGACTGCAATGAAGGAAGGCAAAAGCCCGGCTGAGTTGTTTGCCAAACCTGGTACATATTTCGGTGATGCCGCACGCAAGGTTCAAGCTGGACAATTGCGTAGTGAATTAGAAGTTAAAGGCCGTCAAGAATTGGCCATGCTAAGTGCCGCAGTTGACTCTGGCTCTTTCAGTCTTGAAGAAGTGCAAACAACTATTAAGTCAATGACTATTGGTTACGCTAAGGCTCTTGGCTCAATTGATCCAGAAGAAGGCCTTAAGTTCCGCAGTTCTATGGCTACTGCCGCTAATGCGGTATATGTAAAAGCTACAGAGAATTACGCAAAGATTTATGGTGAAGGCCAGATGGCTCTTGCTAGTGATTCTATTGCTCCATCAGCCACAATTATTGCTGATACATTTAAAGCTGAAAAAGATCCAGCTATGTTACTAGAGCGCGTAAAGGTAGAGCGCAGTCGTGTATATGATATTGCCAGCAAAACTGGTAGCCCTGAGTTTGTTAAACAAACAATGGATGCTTTTCAAAAGCGCGTATTAAATGCAGTTGTTGATTACACAACATCTACTGACTTTGCTACAAAGCCATCTGAAGGTATTAAGCGCATCAATAATAATGACTTTGGAAACCTTAACGAATTAGTAAAGACTGTTGATAAAGACAAGTTGCGTAAAGCATATGTTGACAGACTCGGTGAAGAATCTATTATGTGGAAACGCTCACGCGATGCCGCATCAGAAAAGAACTACGATGAGTCAATGAGTATTCGTGAGCAAGTATGGACAGGAAAGATTAGCGCTCAGAGCGGATTAAACCAGCTTAAATCCCTTGGTGTTGATATCAGCATTGAAGAGCGTAAGGCTATGGTTACTGGTGATATTGGTGGCGGTAATCAAGAGTTGATGGGTCAGCTAGAGTCATTAGCAGATCGTCAAAAGGTTGGCGAAGATTACTTTGATAATCTAGCAAGAAACAAAGTCATCTCCTGGAAACAAGCAAATATACTAAAGAAAACTGTTCGTCAGGATAATCCTGAGATGAGCAGAGCAAGCCAGTTTATACAAAATAAATTAGGCGTTCCTGATATGACTGCTCCAGGCTTTGGAATGGAAAAGCAAACTGTTGCTGATATCAAAGCTAAATTAATTACTCGTCAAACAGAGGCAAGAAACAATGGTGAGCCATTTGATCCTATGGCCGTTGCTAATGAATTAATTAATGATAAGCAAGTTCAACTGCAAATCAAAGAGTCAAGAGAATCTCAAGACAGAATAAAGACAAAATATTTTGATGCAAAAGGTGTCAATTACGATCCATCAAGACAATATACAGAAGATGATTTAAAGCGTTATAAATTTAATTCTGAAGAGATTAAAGCAATAATTAGATTGCAAAAGGGTAAATAAGATGATTGACCAAAGATTCATGGATGACTTGGCGGCAGACGATAAGATTCAAGTTATGCCTACAAATCAAGATATCTTACTTGCGGCTGGCCCTAAGCGTGAGCGCACAGGTCAAGTAACTGTTACTGGATATACAGAACCTCCAGTTGTAACTGATGTTATGCCAGAGACTCCAGGGTTTATTAATCAACGAGAACAACCATCGCAACCAGCACAACCATCTCAAGTTAGAGTTGGCCGCGGTGGATTAACATTGGAACAATCAGCAAAAGCTGGTGGATTAGATAAACCATTAATGGCCCTTGCCGATATGTTGGCTGGCGCAACAAGAGGAGCAACTTCTCAAACAATAGGTCTTGCTGGAGATGTGGAAAGTATTTTTACTGGATTAAAAAATGCTTTTATTAACCCAGATAATACATCAAGAGTAAATGCATTTTTGGAGGGAATGGCTCAACCAACAACCTTACCAACAACTGAGCAAGTTAGCATGGAAGGTTTTAGATTGCCCGGTACAAATATTAATGTTCCAGCTTTGGCTCCTGTTGTACCAACTACTGCTCCTAATCAGGCAGAAAGACAGAGTATGGCGCAGTATGGCCAAATGGTTGGTGAGTTTTTGCCAGCACCTGGTATTCCAGAGGCGGCAATACAAGGAACAAAATTATTAATAAAAGCAATAAAATCTACAAAAGGTATGCCAGTTGGTTTAAGCATGAATATAGTTGGAGATGCGCCGATAAATGCACCAGTTGTAGCCCAGCCAATTGCTTTAACTAAGATTGATCCAAAGAGTTTGCCAGTAGTGCAGAAGATTGTTGCGGATGGCATTGCATCAAGTATGTCAGCAACCAAAATGATTCAAGCAGTTGAAAAGCAAACAGGCACCAAGTTAACTGGAATTCAACAAAAAGAATTAAAGCAATATGTATCTGAGAATGTTCCAAAAGGACAAGTATATTCTGACCAGGCGTTTAAAGATTTAATTGCCCAGCCGTTTCCATTTGAGCCATCAACTCAGCGCTTTACAAAATCATTTGATGATGCAATGAACTGGATCAAAACACTTGACCAGGAAGATATTAAGAATGCGGCCGCTCTAGCAAATCAACGATTAGCACCAATTCTTGGAACTGGCGTTGATGGAAAAGTTAAACGCCTACTGACTACTAATGGCAAGTTACTCAAGACTGAGACAGGCATTGAGGGTGGCGTACCAATTGAGTTACCAGATGGACGCAATATTGAAAGCGCTGGCTTGGCTATATCACCAGCATTCAAAGCTGAAAAATTTAGCACTTGCCCGAACTCTGCAAGTTGCGCTCAAGAATGCCTTGGTAAAACTTCTGGCGGTTATTTCGCCTATGGTGGTGGAGCAGACTTAGACGCTATGAAGGGAACCCGTCTGCGTAGCTTTAGAATGACCCAGGCTATGTTCCGCGAACCAGAGGCATTTGCAATCAAACTCAATGAAGAAATATTCTCATTGAAAAAGATAGCAGAAAAGAATGGCAATGCTTTAGCTATTCGTCTTAATGTACTTTCTGACATTGATCCAAAAGTACATAAGTCAATTATTGAGGCAAACCCAGATGTACTCTTTTACGATTACACAAAGATGAAGTATCGTCCAGTTGCGCCAAATCATCATTACACCTATAGTTCTACAGGCTTGTCGCAGAAAGCCGGTCAAAATGGATTGACAGTAGATGTGGATAATCCACACGCTAACTGGACTCAGATGCGCCAATGGCTTGATGATGGTCAGAATGTGGCAATGGCCTTTAGCAGTAAGAAGGGCCTACCAGAGTCTGTGCTAGATGAGGCTACAGGGAAAACTTACCAGGTTATTGATGGTGATGCTTATGACTTTAGACCGATGGATGCACAACCAAAAGGCTCTAATGGTGTGATTGTTGGGTTAAAGAACAAGGCTATGACCCGTAAAGAGTCTATGGCCGCTCAGGATTCAAAAGGATTCTTTGTACAATATGATCCAAAGTTAGGCACTCAAGTTACTATTCCAAGACAGAGAAGAGAGGCTATCATGTTAAAAACTGATGGTCAAAATACTCCATCAGCAATAGAAACTGGTGAGCAAATTACAGAAAAGGCAAAGAGATGATTACTGATATCAAACTCAAAGAAGAGGATTTTCTTCAGCAGTTCCCACGGGCAAATGAATATATGGAAGATGGATTGACATTTGCCGATTGGTGGGATGCTGGTGAGGATAGGTCCATTCAAGGCCAGCCAATCAATGTCACTAGTTTGTTTGCAACAAATAAAGGACTTGGATAATGGCAATGAAACCACTAACCGAGCGCCTAGATGATTTATCTGGCGCAGATAAAACTGTGGCAGAGTTGCCAATTGATACAGAGCAACCTGATCCAATTGCGTTAACAGACCAACCATTAGAGTTTGAGCCAACACAAGTAGCTGGCTTTACATCAATGCTCAGGAAGGCCGTTAAAGAGGCTCCTAAGCGCACAGAAAGACCAATCCTACCCAGCGGTACTGACACAGGCGCAGTAGGCCCATATCAAGTCATTAAAGAGGCTACACCAGAGACTGCTCAAACAGTACTTGAAACTGCGCCATTAATGCCTACTACGGGTAAACCCTCACCATCTACTGCTGAAGTTAAAGCTGGCGTTCCAGAGACAGCATTTAACCTGGACATGATTAAAGATGAGGACGGCGTTAAGCAATTCATCGAGGCAACCGCTAAGACCTATGGCGCTGATAAGATAGAAAAAGTAAGCTACAAAGAGATCGCGGCCAAAGCAATTGAGGAAGGATATGACGAGGCTTTCTTGGCTCGCTTAGTAGATCCTACTCAAGTTACAGAGGCCAACGCTGGCAACGCATACAAAATGCTTTTGGCTATCACCGATGCCGGTAAGAGAGCATTTGATTTAGGTGAACAAGTTAAGGCCGCAAAGAATGCTGGCGAACTAACACCAGAACTGGCCGACAGTTTCCAACAGGCGGTAGCGCTAGAAGGTGTATTGCTTAAGTCTGCGCGTGGCCGTCAAGCAGACATAGCCCGTACCCTTGGTATCTTTGCTCAGGCTCGTGAATCAACTGCCGCTCGTGGTGCAATGCTAGAAGGCATATTGACCGAGGCTGGTGGCATTGATTCTGTATACGATTTAGCTAACAAGTACATTGCTCTTGATTCCCGTAGCGCTCGTGCAACTCTGTCAGAAAAGACTATCAGCGGTACTGTCAAGGACATTTGGTACAGCACATGGATTAACGGCCTGTTGTCTAGCCCAGTTACCCACGCAAAGAATATTGCTGGTAACTTATTCTTTGGTGCGTATCAAATCCCAGAGCGTGCAGTAGCATCAGCCATTGGTAATGCTCGTAACTTTATGTTTAAGGGTGGCGAACAAGCCATCTCTACAAATGAGGTATATGCCCAAGCCGTAGGATTCCTACAGGGTATTCGTGAGGGTGCAGATATTGCTGGTACAGCATTTGCTAAGAATGCTCCGACAGATCCATTCTCAAAAATTGAAGCTGGTCGTGCTGGGCGCGAGGCATTTGATATTGACTTTGGAGATTCAGAGGTAGGCAAAGCAACTAGTAACGCGTTGCGTTATTGGGGTAAGTTTGTAACATTGCCTGGCCGCGCTTTGATGGCAGAGGATGAGTTCTTTAAGGCTGTTGGTTATCGCATGGAATTGAACGCTCTTGCAGTACGCGAGGGCGATACGATGTATAAGAATCTAGTTAAGGGTGGAGTTGCGCCTGATGATGCATCTAGGCAATCCGCTGATCTAGTATCTGAGTTGCTATCAAACCCAACACCAGACATTGATGATGCGGCTAAGAGCGTATCTCGTACAGTAACATTTACACGCGAACTAGAGCCAGCACTACAAGGCCTACAGAGAGCCGGTCAAAACCCAATCATTAAGATGTTTGTGCCGTTTATTAAGACACCTACAAATATCGCTTTGGAGGCTATCTCTCGTACGCCAGGACTGAACTTTGCAAGCCCACGATTTTGGGGTGATTTTAATGCTGGCGGTATCCGCAGAGACCAAGCATTGGCTCGCGTCACACTAGGTGGAGCAATGGTATATGCGGCTGGATCTTTTGCATTAGAAGGCCAGCTTACAGGCTATGGCCCTATGCGTACAGAAGATAAGAAAGCGCTAGAGGGTACAGGATGGCAACAGTTCTCAGTAGTATTTGATAAGGGCAATGTAAGCCCAGAAACGATGGCCCAGTTAGAAAGCATGACAACTGTCAATAAGACAGGCGATAAGGTATATGTATCCTACGCTGGCATGGAGCCATTGGCCACTTTGCTTGGTATCGCCTCTACTACTGGAGAGTACACAATGATGACTCCTGGTGGATCTGATACTGAAAAGATTGCTATGGGCGCGGCATTGGGTGTATATCAATATCTCTCAGAGCAACCTATGCTCCAGGGCTTTAGCGACATTATGAAGGTGTTTACATCCGGTAAGAAGGATGCTCCAGGCATCTTTGCTGATTTGGTTAAGAAAGTAGTTAAACAGGGATCTGAGTTAGCTATTGGTGGATCACCATTAGGCGCTCACAGTTCTTTTGTGGCTGGCATAGAGCGCATGATGGATCCTACAAAATCCAATACCATGCCAAGCGCTATGGCGTTAACCGCAACTGAGCCAGCAAGTCGTGGATTCTGGGAGGCAGTTAACTACTACAAATCCCGTAACCCATTGACTTCAGATGACTTACCACGCCAGTTAGATCCTATTACTGGCGAGGCCATGAAGGTTGGAAAAGGTAACCTTTACGAATTTGTCAGCCCATTTAAAACATCAGAGGGTAAGTTCTCTCCAGCCCATGCCACATTAGTTGAGTATGGCGTACCAATGTATGTACCAGACAAATCCATCGATGGGGTTGAACTTAGCGCATCTCAATACAACCGCTGGATTGAGTTGGCAACTGGTGATGGCCGCTTAGAGAAGGGCATCGTTTCTCTTGGTAAAAACCTATATAGCACAGCCGCTAAAGACTTAGGCATGGCTCAGGCAGTTATTGCAAAAGAGATATCTGAGACATATTCTCAGGCAAAGGATCGCTTGATTATGGAAGATCCAGACTTAGCAGATGCTTTACGAGAAGTTCAAGACGCACGCCGTGAATACGGCAAATATAAAAGATAGATTTTTAAGACAAACTCAGCTAGATTCGGACTAAGTTAGGAAAAATATTATGGCAGATTACGCGATATCGAATGTACCCCGTAGAGTGGTCTATGCCGCATCAGGCACAGGCCCTTATGCTTTTACATTTGAAATTTTAAACCAGACAGATATCGCAGTTTATAAGGCGAGTACTCTACTCACCCTTACTACTGACTATACAGTAACAATTAACGCTAATGGTACTGGCTCAGTTACCCTGATAGCTACCGCTGGTACTAGCAACATTACTATTGTCGGCGCTAAGAATATTCAGCGTACTTCAGACTACACAACTGGTGGAGATCTATTTGCCAGCACATTAAATACCGACTTAGATAGTTTGACTATCTTCTCCCAACAAGTAGCTGAGACCGCAGAGCGCGGTCTTAAAGCGCCAGTAACAGATCCTACCGATATCGCTATGACATTGCCACCCAAGGCAACTAGGGCTGGTACTGTATTGGCATTTAATGCAACTACTGGTAATCCAGAAACTGGCCCAAGCATTGCATCTGTTACTACAGTTGCGGCTCAATCGGCAAATATCAATACTGTAGCTACTAATATTGCAAGCGTAAATACAGTTGCTGGTAACTCTTCAAATATCAATACAGTTGCTGGAGTCTCTGGAAATGTATCAACTGTAGCTAGTTCAATATCTAATGTAAACACAGTAGCAGATGATCTCAATGAGCCAGTCTCAGAAATTAATACTGTAGCCGTAGATATCGCTAATGTTAATACAGTAGGAACAAATATTGGCAATGTAAACACAGTAGCTGGAATTAACGCAAATGTCACATCTGTAGCTGGCAACGCAAGTAACATCAATACTGTTGCTGGAATCAACTCTGCCGTAAGCAATGTATCTTCTATCAGTTCCGCAGTAACTAGTGTAAACAGCAACTCTACAAACATTAATACTGTAGCTGGTCAAATTAGCCCTACAAATAATGTATCTACTGTAGCTGGCATATCAGCAAATGTTTCAACTGTCGCTGGCAATTCAAGCAATGTGACTACAGTAGCTGGCATCTCAGGTAATGTGACTACTGTTGCTGGAATATCAGCCAATGTAACTACAGTAGCAAATAACAGCGCTAATGTAACGACTGTCGCTGGAATCAATGCTAATGTAACTACAGTTGCTACCAATATTGCTAATGTAAACCAGGTGGCCGCTGACACCGCAGTTATTAACTCTGCATCTGCTAACGCTACATCTGCATCTAATAGCGCTAATGCGGCGGCTGGCTCTGCTACTTCTGCGGCATCTAGTGCGGCGGCGGCATCTGCTGTAGTGTTATCTAATGAGCCAGTTAGACCTACAGTTAACCCAACTCTATTGCTAGACTTTGCTAACAATAAGCAGTTAGACCCACGCATTACTTTTACTCGCGCCTCTACCGCTACATATTATGATGACAATACTTCTGTAGTAGCTGAACAGAATTTAGTATTGCAATCCCAAAACTGGGCTGTATCTCCTTGGTCTACAGTTGGCGGTGGAACACCTACTGCAACCGCTAATGCGGATGTAGCCCCTGATGGAACTACAACAGCAACATCGTTAGTATTTTCTGCTCAATATCAAAACAGGTCGCAAGTACAGACACCAATTGTTGCAGGAACAGTTTATACAGTATCTTTTTATGCAAAAACTACAAGTGGAAACACAGCATTAAGCATTGTGTATGAAGCTAGTGGTGGGTCAAACACACCAATAACTACAACATCATCTTGGGCAAGGTATTCATTTACATTTACTGCCGCATCAACATCAGCATTTGGAACTTTAGGAATACAAGATAGAAACGCTAGTGGGTTTGGAACAACTTTAGTTTGGGGCGCACAATTTGAACAACGCTCCGCAGTAACTGCCTACACAGCCACAACTACTGCCGCAATAACAAACTACATTCCTGTACTACAAACAGCAGTAGCTAATGACGCAAGGTTTGACCATAATCCAACTACAAGAGAGAGTTTAGGTTTACTGATAGAGGAGCAGAGGACTAATCTAGTTTTGTATTCAAATGCTTTTGATAATGCGTACTGGACTAAATCAAATGTAACCATAACAACTGCGGCTAACATTGCGCCCGATGGAACACAAACTGCTCAACTGGCGGTAGAAAATACAACATCTTCTGTTGTGCATGAAGTGTATAGGTCAATTACTGGAACAGGAAACATTTTCTCTTTTTATGCTAAAGCGGCTGGAAGAAATTGGGTGGCAGTTCCAGCATCAGGTGTGTTTACTTATTTTGATATTGCTAATGGTGTTTTAGGAACAGTTGCATCAGGTAAAACAGCAACAATAACATCTGTAGGAAATGGCTGGTACAGATGCTCTTTGACAGTTCCTGATAGTACATATGGCGCAGATATTGTTTTAGCTTCTGCGAATGGTACTGCTACTTATACAGGCAACGGCTATTCAGGCATATTCCTTTGGGGCGCACAACTAGAAGCTGGTGCATTTGCTACTAGCTATATCCCTACAGTAGCTTCTCAAGTAACTAGAAGTGGTGATGCCCCTATTATGACTGGTACGAATTTCTCTAATTGGTACAATACAAGTCAAGGAAGTATGGTTTTAAATATTGGGTATTGTAATGGTGGTGCATTTCCATATTTATTTACAATACAGGCTTCAGATACCGAAAGAAATTACTTAATCAAAGATAGTGCTACTGCTACTTCTGCAACACCATTCACTTATCAAATTGTTGGCGGTGGTAATACAGTAACATCTGCAACTGTTTCACAAAATTCTACAAAAATTGGAATGTCTTATTCTGCAAACGGAACAGCTAATGTGGTGTCCGATATAACAACTGCAAGTTCAACAGCTTTAAAAACTGTAACAACTCCAACTTCTTTTCAAATTGGTTATAGTGCAACTTATGGTAGGCAAATGAATGGCACTATTAAGAAATTTGCTTATTATCCACTTCAGGTTACTAATGCTCAACTTACCGCTTTAACAGGATAACCATGACACCTTATTACCTAGCTTTTACAGACGAAGAACAGTCTATTTCTGTGCTTTATACGACTACTGTTACACCAGCCGTAGTAGACGAAGATGGCAAAGAAATTAGTTCCGAAGTCGTTACTGTTACTCCTAACTACGCAAACATTGATGTTCTTGGAGTTGTATGCGAACCAGCACCTATTCCTACACCCGAAGATTATGTGCCTGTACCATACCCATCACCGAATTATGGGGTGAATGTATTGGTATTGGATAGCGAAGATGCAACGCCATTAGAGCCTTATGCAGTAACTATAGCTGTGCCACAGCGTGTCTGGGCTTAAGAAGTTATTAAGTTGTTTAGTAGTTTGTACTCTGTTTAGTTGCACTACAGTTTCAAAAGAGAATAAAGTATTTGATAAAGCAATACCTCCTACAATTCATTATGTATATTTAGGAGAGATGTTAAGTAAGTGTTACCAGTATGTACCTTGGTATTTAAAGTTGTTAGGTGGCTTTCCTTTTGCGTGTGCAGAGTGGGATACAACTAAAAATACTTGTGACATTTACATTAGTAAAGACGCTCCAGACTGGATGCTGGAGCATGAGTTAGAGCATTGCAAAGGTTTTGGACATAATTAATGTTGGAAAGAATACAAGAGGCGATATATGGCAAGTTTAATCGGCAATAAACCTAATCAAGTACCTACGAATGGTGACTTGGGTGCTATGGCATATCAAGATGCCAGCGCAGTTAAGATTACTGGCGGCAATGTTTCTAACTTACAGAACCTAAGCAATCTATTTGTAGCCCAGCCAACTCCATCAGCGATTAATGCGTCTGCTACTTTAACTATTGCTCAGTTATTAACTGGGATTATTACAACCAATAGCGCAACCGCAGTAGCCTTTACTTTGCCAACTGGAACGCTAACTGATGCTGGTGTCTTAGGTGGTCTGCTCTTAGTTGACCAATCCTTTGACTGGACTATCATTAATACAGGCTCAGCAGTTGGAGTTGTTACAGTTTCTGGTGGTACAAATAATACGCTTGTCGGTTCTGGAGTGCTTGCTATTACTACTTCAGCTACCTTTAGAACTCGCAAGACAGCGGCTAATACTTTTACTACCTACAGAGTAGCTTAAGGAATAACATGAACTTTACATTTACATGGATACTAGACAAGTTTGGCTTTACGCCAAAATCTACTGTTGATACAAGCTGGCCATTCCCTGTTCCAAAAGAAGATAAAGATTTTTTTGGCATTGAAAGAAAAGCGCCTGAGTGCGATAAAGCAGTTGTTAAGAAGGCTACAACTGTTGCTAAAAAGAAACCAGCGGCTAAGAAAGTAGTACGCAAAGCCGTACGCAAGAAAGCATAATCATGACTAACCTGACAGAGCAAGAGATCGAGGTAATTGTTGAAAGAGTAACTGAAAGAGTTATCGAGAATGTCTATACCTCTGTTGGTAGGTCTGTAGTCACAAAGTTTTTTTGGTTTGTAGGAGTTGCCGCAATCGGTATCGTTACATACCTAGCTGGCATCGGCCACATTAAGATCGGTAGTTAAATGTTAGAGACATTACTTGGATCCTTGATGGGCGGTGTATTCCGCATCATTCCAGAAGTAATGAAGTTGCTTGACGCTAAGAATGAGCGAGAGCATGAATTACAGATGCTAGGCAAAGAGATGGATTTCGCTAAGATTAAAGGCGAGATCTCTATGCGTGAGCAAGAGAATGTATTAATGGGTTCTGAGTTGACGGCAATGACTGAGGCCATTAAAGAACAAGGGGAAACAGCAAGAGTAGCCGGTAAATTTGTAGCCGCTTTATCAGCCCTTGTAAGGCCATTAGTAACCTATTGGTTTGTAATCCTTTATTCTGGTGTAAAAATTGCGTCAATGGCTATGGCTATTGATGATGGAGAAAACTGGAAAGAGGTATTAATAAACAGTTGGACTAAAGATGATATGGCTATGTTAGGACTATTGCTTACATTTTGGTTTACTGGTAGAGTATGGGAACGCAACAAGCAATAGACCTGGCCGCAGATCTATGCAAACGCTTTGAAGGATTTAGCGCTACTCCATACATCTGCCCGGCCGGGTATCCAACCATCGGATATGGCACAGTCTATAAGCCAGACGGAACTAAAGTAACGCTACAAGATAGCCCCATATCAAATGAGACAGCGCTCTCATGGTTGATGCAAGAGTTAACAAACAACTACATGGCTGGAGTTCTTAAGGCATCCCCTAGTCTCATTAATAAACCATTGGCCTTGGCCGCAATGACTGACTTTGCTTACAACTTAGGTGTTGGCAGATACCGCGCCAGCACATTGCGTAAGCGTATAGATAATCAAGATTGGATTGGGGCCACCACAGAGTTGCACAAATGGGTCTATGGTGGCGGTAAGAAGTTGCCAGGGCTTGTCAAACGCAGACAGGCCGAGGCAGATTTACTAACTAGCGTCTAGCATGGCCTTACGCTTTTGTTTGTGTGCTGTCATACCAGCCTTTTGAACTGCACTTAGCAAGCCTAAGACATTTGCATTAAGAGTATTGAACTCACCTATCTTGCTGGCTTTAACTTCTTTGGACAGTTTAGATCTAGCAACCTTATCAGCCATCTCGTTATAGGACTCCATCCAAGACTCAATACCATCACAGACAATGGCATCCTTACCGGGAATATTTAGCATGAATGTGCCAGACTTTGGCAACTCATCTGACACTACCGGTAGCGGAGCATCCTCGATTGGTGGCACAGGCATCTCCTCAACTGTTGTATTTTGGAGACAGTTATCAGCTGGTATATCCAAAATTTCTACCTCTGAAACTGACAAATTTGGGATAGCATCTAACGGGTTGTTAGATAGCACTTGTTTTGGCTTAGTAATGGCCTCATCTACAGGCATATCCTGAGCCTCCTCAGCGGTTATTAATCCCTTAAGTACATCAGGGAAGGCATCCCTCAAAGCAAAGCCTCTGGCACGCATCTGGAGCATTCTCTTGGGATACTGAGACCAAGGCCCTTGCTTACCCCATAGACCAGCCCTCTTGGCATCCTCAACAGAGTACTTAGATACTACCTCAGAGCGGCCTTTGCGTTTAACCCGGCAGATAGCTACTGGATTGCTAGTGCCGTCTCCCTCGATGCTCTCTTGTACATCCTCGCATACTGGGCTGGCCTGTACTAATGCCATTGCCGCATCACCATAGACTGATGGCTTGCCGTTGATTACAGAGATGTTCTGCAATGCCTGGAGGGGCGCGAGACCGATCTCGTATCCCCATTGAACGGCCACAAGGATATCCTCTGGTTTGTTTTGATAGTTCTTTGGAACCATCTGTGATCTAGAAAGCATCGAACTAAACTCGATAGCCTCTGTCATTGTTTGTGGGGCGAACCCCTGGTGTTTTACTAAACTCATTTTAATTCCTTTATCGTGAGAGTTGATTGGCGAATGGTGTAAGCCTCTTTTGCCGGTGTTATCTTTGTTGGCTGGGCTTTATATGTACGGGTTGGCCATGAGATCCGATACTCACCAGCAATTCCTGATGTGCGGTTCTTAAGCATTCCCATAATCTCTGTTTGAATCTTGGAGTTTTCCTCTTCTGCTTTTGTAATTTTTAACTTGTTTTCTATAAGTAACTTAGTTAACTCTTCAGCATAAGTATCTAGTACTACTGGCTCATCGTCTGAGCCTGATGCCCAAGTCCTTGCCGCATCTTTAGGATTAATTGGTGGGTAATAATCAATCTCACCAGTATTTTTATAACGATCTAGTTTGTCCTGGAATGTCTTTGATGTCTCTTGGATGAGCCGTAATGTCGGAAGATGTTGCTCAAATAGGAAGATTCGTAACTGCGTACCCTGATAAAGCGTACATACCGCGCCCCATCCAGCTTTCATAATTGACATCTGTGCTTGCAACTGTATAGGCCCACGATACAGAGGCAATACATCCTCCGCTGGCATCGATGTTAGCTTGGCCTCCAGCACACCCATACCATCAAGCGTGATCGAGTCCTTGCCAACAATATAGATGCCATTATCTGGATCGCTGACAATGGTCTGGCCCTTGCCATATGCTGTGCCATCTAAAGAACAACTCAGGGGCCATTTATCATGAAAGAATGGAACCTGGTAATCAATCTCCAGATCCTTGCAATTCAATCGATTGGCGGCCTCCAGCAGAATGGTAGGTTCCATTTTGTTACCCCATCCCATTGCCTCATTAGATATATCAGGCGGTGATATACCATTGATGGCATCGATAGACGAGAGCAACTCATCGTTAGGTGATCTATACACGCTCATGCCGCAGACAGCCGGTAATCGGCTGGCCGAAAGCATATCATTTGGGGTTACTTTTCCTACCATGTCAAATCTCCGTTGGTGTTTTTGATTCAAAGTATGCGGCCAGGCTGATAGCGTATCGCGCTACCTCTGCCGCAATATCGCTGGCGGCCTGGTTGTTGTTTGCTTGTGCGGCCTGGTGCATCATTCGCATAAGTCGGTCAATGCGTAATAGGTATTCAGAGTAGTCCATCATTTTGCCCTCTTCATTGCAACCATAGTCGGCGCTTTCTTAAGCCAATAGCGTTTCCACTTGTGAGTTGGCCTATCTGGATCGTGTTCGTATTCATCCTCAATCTGCCACCCCCTGGAGCGTAGTTGGTGGATGTAGTGCGCCAAGCGCGTGATGCCATAAGACTGTATGGCGTGCCAGCTTGTAATACCAGTACGCTTACGAGATTTAAGATGGCTCATTACTTGTTCTAATTGTGTATTCACTTCAGTTTCCTTTCATTGCGAATTGAAATTGTGCGGTAGTACTCCCATTTCTTAATTACTTCTTTATCTTCAGATGGTGGAGTCCATCCAACTTTACGAAATATCTTTGAGATATCAGTTTTGACTGCTTGTGTATAAGGCACATCAGGATTAAGAATGTTCATAAATTCTCCTTAAGCAAAAGATATGATTAAAACAAAAGCAATAAGCGCTATCGCACCTATAACCCTGTCTGCAATTGACTCCTCCGACTTGTACAAATCTTTGGATGATTTATTGTGCTGATTAAATGACTGCATGGTTAACTCTCCTTAAAAGCTGTGCTACTTGGGCTGGATGCCAGGTCTCATTGCCCCTGGCGGTTTTAATGCCGCGTAACTGCAACTCTGCGGCCACATCACGCAAGTTGGAACCAACTTGAGCGACAATACTTTGAAGTGATGGTGCAACTCTGAAAGCATATGCATTAGCTTTGGCTTGGATGGCCTCTATACCGCGCTTAGAGCCTACTTCTGGTGTTGGACTACCCAAGACAGTACCGCGAACCTTAGCGGCCTGTAGGGCGGCTTTAGTACGCTCAGATATCTTGCGTGCCTCCCACTCAGCAAACACAGCGGCCATCTGTAGGAATGTGCGGTCGGCCTCTGGCATATCAACTGCGATGAACTGCACGCCAGACTCCAACAGGCCAGAGATGAAGTGAACATTACGGGCCAAGCGATCTAACTTAGCAATCACCAGGGTGGCCTTATTCTTTTTTGCCAAGGCTAGAGCGGCGGCTAACTGTGGGCGGTCAGCTTTACGGCCTGACTCGATCTCTGTAAACTCCGCGATGAGTTCTTTGCCAGCGCAGTACTGTGTTACTGCTGATTGCTGGGACTCAAGGCCAAGGCCCGATTGGCCCTGACGCTGAGTTGATACGCGATAGTAGGCTACAAACATAATTAAGCCTCTACTTTCTGTGCGCGTACCATATTACGGGTATCGGTGTACTCAAAGAAGTAATGCTTTACTTGATTGATTACTTGATTGGCTCTTTTTGTATCGCCAGCCGCAATTAATTCTTGTACATCAGACAACATACCAGCCAAGCGCATATTGATGTTGTAGGCTGTGTAGAAGGATGCCTCTAAGGTTTCTACTGGTGTGCCAAGCATTTCTTTTACTGTACTCATGGTGTTAACTCCTCTATCTGGGTGGTTAAAAGCGATATCGCTTAGGTATGACTTTACCACACTCAAAGTACTCGTCAAGGACTAAATGTAGTTTTACAACAGTTATTTACTAGGTGTTTTCCCTAGTTATTGCGCTACTGGTAGTCATCCTGTATGCTCACAGATATCGGATAGTACTGACACTATTCAGCACGAGATAACGAGGTTATAAGTCTAAAAAGACTGTGCTATCCGGTCCCACAAACAGGAGAAAAGATGTCAGAACTAAAACCATTCCTAGTGCGATTGCGCCCAGATGTTAGAACATTGTTAGAGCAGACGGCCCAGGAGCGAAAGAAACCCATAGCCAGCATTATTAATGAAGAGTTAAGAGCATCTCTTGGTAAGCAAGGAGATCTAGGCCAGCGTCTAACGCAGATGCTTGCGTGATAATCCTTAACCTACCATTTCCACCGAGCGTCAACACCTATTACAGGCGTGGCGCTCATGCCACCTACATGAGTAAGCAAGGGCGCGAATATAAGAAGGCCGTAGCTAATTACATCTCCGAGTCAAACACTCCCAAACTGGGATCTGCCAGGCTTTATTTGGAAGTTGTTTTGTGGCCCAAGGATAAGCGCAAATACGATATAGATAACCGCGTCAAGGCCTTACTGGATAGCCTCCAGGACGCTGGCGTATTCGATGACGATGAACAGATAGATCAGATCAATGTCTATCGCGGCAATGGAATATTTAAGGGTGGCCAGGCAAGAGTAATGATTGAGACATTGGAGACCGAATAATGAAATATATTGAGAGGAATTATGAATGAGTTGGCTTTATTCTCAGGCGCTGGTGGAGGAATACTTGGGGGCAAACTGCTTGGATGGAGAACAGTCTGTGCCGTTGAGTGGGAATTATACCCAGCAAGCGTATTGTGCGCCAGACAAAATGACAAAATTCTCCCGACTTTCCCGATTTGGGATGATGTTCAAACCTTTGCCGGAACAAGCTGGCGAGGAATTGTTGATGTCGTATCAGGCGGCTTTCCATGCCAAGACATCTCAGCCGCTGGAAAAGGAACAGGAATTACCGGAACCCGAAGTTCAATGTGGAAACACATGGCAAGGATTATTGGCGAAGTACAACCCAAATTTGTCTTTGTGGAAAACTCCTCAATGCTTACTAGAAGAGGACTTGGAACAGTCATTGGAGACCTGGCCAGCATGGGGTATGACGCGGAATGGGGAGTCATATCAGCGGCAGATGTTGGAGCCAAACACTTGCGAAAGAGAATATGGATTGTTGCCGGACAATGTGACTTTCTTTCACACTCCAACAACGGGATCAAGCGGTGGGAGCAACAGTCGCAAGGCGATGGCCAAAAGGAATGTAACCTGGCCAACTCCAACAACGGGAACCGGAGGGGGGAGCGCCGGAGGATCGGGAGCGAGGAAAATAGCCAAAGCAAATGGAACCTATGTCCCATCTTCAATCAACCCGAACCTTTACGAGTGGTTGATGGGTTGGCCGCAAGAGTGGACAGACTTAAAGCCGTTGGAAATGGACAAGTTCCACAAGTGGCGGCTCTTGCATGGCGAGTTCTTAGTGAAAGATTAAAGACATGAGCCACGAGAATGATTTATATACCAAGGCCGTACAGGCCGACAGTTCAATTACCGGCAAGCGCTGGTGTAGCAACTGCCAGATGGGCAAAGACTTTAGAAATGGTGCATGGATAATAAGCGCAAACAAAAGACAAAAGCGGTGGATGTGCAAGGATTGCTGGGATCGGAAACAAGCCAGGGAAAAGAAGTAGATGAGGACAGGCTCAGATGTTTCGCTTGTAATCAAGTTCACCCAGGAGGGCGGCTACTTCGTCTGCCTAATGGCCAGACAGTCGGAAACTACTCGGAAGAATTCCGCTTGTATGCTGAGGCTAAGTCAATACTCAAAAGATTTAGAACTAGAAAGACCAGACAACTGTACCTCGCGAGGGTGGCAGAACTGCGTGGCCATGCTGGCTATGACGCGCTCCGCAATGCCATGTTAGAGATATACAACCGAGAGAATAAGCAATGATTTGTATCAATGAAGAGTGCGACAGCCAAGACATCAAGGTGGCCGAGACCAGGCACCATGAGTTCAACAACTGGGTCTGTAGACGCAGAGTCTGTAAGGATTGCGGATACTCTTGGTGGAGCAATGAGATACCGCATTTTCAGTTGCCACCGAGCCTGGTATGAACCCTATTTACTTTTCTACCATTATGCGTATAGACTACGAGGACGGGGCCATAACCCAGCCCTTGAGAATGGAGCATTGCCAGACTCAGATAAACGCAGTCGAATCGTGGGGAAAGTTCATGCTACCAAGCATCGAGTCCAGTTCCGCGGAGGTGAATAACCCAGACAAGGCGATAAACGATAGATGCTCTCTGAAAAGAGATATCCCGTACATATATACGGGTGAGGTTCTATGAAGGTTTTAACCGGGGATAAACCAAACTTCCAAATCCCTAAGCAACCCAAAGTCAAGATAAAGCCAGCGCCACCAGATCAGCGGCAGATAGCGGTAATGCCAATCAAAGCGTTGACAGATAAAAGATTGAATGGTGGATGCGTCAGAGTTCTAGCATTGATATGCAGTTATGCAAACAGGGCTGGAATCACTTGGGTCGGGCAAGCGAGGCTGGCACAAGACCTACAAACCAACAAGCAGTACATATCGCGAATGATGGGAATACTGCGAAATGCTGGCTACATCGAGACGCTGACCAAGGGCGCTAAGAATAGCCACACCGCCACTACAAGAGTTATATATAACAAGTCTATCAATCACTTAGATGCGATAGCTTTAGTTAATGAAGAGTCTAGAAGTCCACAGATGATTAAACAAGAGGAGAAGTACATGGAAAAGATGCTCAGCAAGGGGTCTAAACGGGCGCGTAAGACGATTAAATTACCAGTTAAGGCTGAGGCACTAGCGGTGATAGAAAAGGCCAAGGTTGCGGTTGTAGTGGATCATAACAATGTCGAGGGCATAGTCCAATCGATATATAGAAGTGTGTTTTTTAAAGATAAATTAATAAATGATTTGGATTTGAAAGGATTTGAAATAATAGCAATGTGTCAAATTCGGGAGCAGATGCTCAGTCGAGACCTAGAATTGTGGTTGAGCGCGAGGCCAGGCGAACCCGACAGCATCGTTGACTTTGCCAGGGCGCTGATGGATGAGAACTGCTCTGGTTGCTAGGCAATGTAGGTAGATAGGGGCTTGTAACAAACCCAAATGGTCGTATGGAATTGCAACGGGGGTATAGGGGTGGTGTATTACGCACAAAGCAAGGTGGTCTCGCACATAGCGCCAGAGGTCGATTACAGCAAGGCGGCATACCCTCCCCCCCTGTCTCCCACTATGGTGGGGGTGTCCCACTCAATTTTTCCCAGGTATTTTCAAAAAAGGAGTCTTAACATGGATGACCAAGCAAAGTTGCAAAGAGAACTGCATAGCGCCGTACTAACTATGCTTAGACAAGGGTTTACCCTACAATCCGTAATTCATGCGCTAATCGTGGAGTCAGAAAAGTTATCTGACTGTGCGGCAGTAGTACAAGCAGTTAACGAATTTAACCACCAACCATAGATAGGTATAAACAATGGCATACGATAAGCCTTTTGAGATTAAGCCAGGCAACTTTCAGTTATTTAAAAACACAAAGAAAGTAGATCAAAAACACGCAGACTGGACAGGCACTATCAAGCTACCGGATGGGCGCGAGTACTGGTTCAATATGTATAACAAGGAAGGCGCTAAGGGAGCCTATTTTTCTGGATATATTGGGAAAGAGAAACAGCAGTTAAATGCTCCGGCATCGTTTAATAGCTTTGCGCCATCAGTCATTGGTAGGCCAGAGAACTACGCAGAGGTAGCGCCGTTAGATGATGTGCCGTTCTAATGGCCACAACTAGGCCAAAGGCTAAGGTAGCAAGTCAGATTCCATCCCTACAAAATTGGGGTGGGATCCGATCGATACAAAAGAGGCTAGAGAGGTCAGCCACCATAACAGAGAATCGTGAGGCGGTGGCCTACTCTTTGCTCTGTATGGCCAACACGAAGATTACAGACATCATGGAGTGGGACGATGAGGGCAAAGTTAAGGTTAAGGCTAGTAAAGATATTCCTGACCATGCCTTGCAAGCCATCAAAAGTCTTAAAGTTAATAAGGATGGTAATTTAGAGTTGGAGTTATACGACAAGGTTGGCGTACTGCGTCTGTTGGCCAAGGCATCAGGTCTCCTGGATAACCCAGAAGAGTCAGATAAGCCATCAGTTATTGGCATCAACATCAGGCCACCAGATGTGCAAGATGTGGAAGTTGATTAAAAAACAACAATAGCTATTGCTTTTTATTTTGTAGTCATTAATATCTGGGTTAAGCGATATCGCTTACAACTTGGAGAATAATGTGACTACATTTACCACCGATGACCTCAAAAAAGTCCAGCAGATGCCGACAGTTATCATTGATTCTGGGGCCAGCTATGAAGAGCCTATTCCGTTTGCTGGCATAGTAGAGATAAGCCCAGATTGGGAAGAGGAAGATATCTTGCTTGATGACATTACCAACCCAAGAACAAATCATATCGGCGAAAGATGGAGCGAGTGAGTTTTACTATCTATACGCATGATGGCATGAAAGTTGTTCAATGGTTTAAAAATGTAGATGAACTACTGAAATCAATGCTTAATAACCCTAAAGACAGATACCATAGAAATGAATGATCCAGTAAACCATCCTAAACACTACACCAGCCACCCATCGGGGATTGAATGTATCCAGGTTACAGAGCATATGGGGTTTTGCCTTGGCAACGCCGTTAAGTACATCTGGCGTGCTGACGAGAAACACGATGCTATTGAGGATCTGCGTAAGGCCAAATGGTATATTGAGCGCGAAATAGCTAAGAGGATTAAATGAATACAGAAGAATGGAATAAAGGTTACGAAAAGGGCCGCGATGACTATTGCTGTAATGGTAACTGCAATCAAGGTAGAGATTGCCCTTTACGCACAAAGACACTAACAGATGAGGAAATAATTAATATAGCTAAAGAACACATACATCAAAAACTTGAAGGAGAAAGATTTGGTTATTTAGATTTTTCTAGAGCAATACTAAGAAAGGCACAAGAGTGAAAATACTTAAATGGTCTGGAACCACCTTGTGTTTAATTGGTATAGCGCTTACCAGCTTTAATGTTTATCCATTGAATATTTTGGTTGGGTTTATCGGCTCTTTATTGTGGGCCGCGGCTGGATATATGCAAGATGACTTGCCGTTATTGGTGGTTGAGTTAGTGGCAACTGTCATTTATTTTTTTGGGATAGTAACATATATGTTAATAGCGCTAAGAAACTGGGGAATACTATGAGAAAGCTATTATTCGGTGCATTATTTTGTGTAGTATTTTGCACAAAATCCTACGCTCAAGTTACTTTTATGACTGATGGCCTGGGGATGCCAGTAGGCCTAGTGCAGACTATTGCGAATATGAACTACTACTCAACTGCTCGCGGTATGCCTGTGGCCGTAGAGACTAAGAAGGGTAATACTTCTTTCTATTCTGATGGCCTACTAAAGCCAATCGGCACATCATACACACCTACAAACCCTAATCCATTGGATTCTGCATTTGCCCAGCCAGGGATGTTTACATCTATCTGGGATAAATAAATGTGCATGAATTTTCAATAAATTTATACATATGGGTATCAATATGTATACGCAATCAATACCTATAGGTTACAACTCTAATGGGTCGAATCCAAGTTCATTGGCTACCATCTTGCAACGGGTTCTAAATGCTTTTCCATGTTGCATCCATTTATCGCCTTTTTGGCGGTGAAAACTCATATGTATACACTCATGTGCCAGCGTAGTTAAAAGAGTGTAGTAGTGGCCACACCTGGCTGATGAGACTGTAATCGTATGCTCGTAATCTTCCCCGGTATCGTACAGATAAGTACCCATCGTTTCTGGGTCAATTGTGACTATAAAATCAATTTCTTCTGGCAGAGGCATATTCCATTTTGTAAATGGATAGCAACAGTAAAGAGAGGCGTATAGGTTGCGAACAACCTCTGGGGTTATTTTCATGCCATTATGCGCTAGATTTTATTGATGCATCCTCTAAACTCAAACTCATCCTCACCGCAGACTTGGATTAGTTCTGGCAACATCAGGCGGCCACGCTCAAAAGACAATAGGGCAAACCCTGATCGCCAATCTTTTGGGTTGTCCTCGGTGTAGTGTACAAATTGCTCTGAGTTTGGATCCGCTAAGGTTCCGGTCTGTACCCCATATCGCGTGCCATTATAGTCAGTCACCGGTTGAACGGCGAGATTGTGCGTATGGCCAGTAATGATATTAGTACCGCTCGCAACCGAGTTGGCCCTACCGGCCCCAAATCCACCCTTAAACCGATGCTTGATTACAGTATCTGAGTTAACCCAATAAGACCAACATGGTTTCCACATAGGAAAGTGGTCTTTTAGTGTCATTCCTTTAACGCCCTCATACTGCGGAGCCTGTGCCGCTAAGAATGTTTCAAAGCGTGCGTCATGGTTTCCTAAAGTCCAGATTAATTCTGCGCCTTTAGATACTTTTTCAATGCCGCCCATAAACTCCTGGCACGCCTCTAACTCTTCTTTGACTGATGGGGTTTGAGACCAGCCTATTCTTGGGTGCCGGGATGCCTGGGATCCGTCAAATACATCCCCATTTGCAATCACAACCTTTGGCTTAAATTCTTTGATAATCATCAATAGCGCTCGATAAGCGGTAGTGTAATCATCTGGCCAGAAGTGAGCGTCTGAAAATACGACTACTCGTCCCTTTTCCATCTCAATGCCACGCCTAGCATTGCCTGGAGTTTGCTCAATTCTTTTTATAACTGTTTCTTGTCTTTGGCTATTAAATGTTTCTAGTTTGATTCCAAGTCTACATTCAATAGATCTGCGCCGATTCATTATTGACCTAGCACTATATTTATGCTTTTCAGCCAACAGGCTAGGACTCCCCAATTTATTCCACTCTTCTATAAATTGTTCATCTGTGAGATGATATCCTGACATATTTTCTTTCAAAAATTTTGCATATTGCTGTTTATACAGTATATTTACGAAAATATCACTAAAAAGGTAATCAATGTCTAGAACCAAAGAGATGAGTTCTAAAGCATTACCGGACTCAGGGTTAAATTTAGACTTCTCTAAAAGCCCAGAAGTATATAAATTCCTGACAAGCAATGCATTTGTGCGTGGAATGATGGGGCCAGTAGGCTCCGGAAAATCATATGCGTGCGCCGCTGAGGTATTCATCAGGGCAATTCAGCAAAAGCCTAGCCCTATCGATGGCATCCGATATAGCCGTTTTGTTATTGTACGAAACTCGTACCCAGAACTTAAGACTACCACAATCAAGACCTGGTTAGACCTATTCCCAGAGAATACCTTTGGGCCAATGCTCCATACTCCACCAATTACACACCACATACGGCTACCTAGTCGCGATGGCGCGGCCGGTATTGACTGCGAGGTTATCTTTCTAGCGCTTGACCAACCAAAAGATGTGAGAAAACTACTCTCTTTGGAGTTGACTGGCGCGTGGGTTAATGAGGCGCGTGAGTTGCCCAAGGCCGTGATTGATGGGTTGACCCACCGGGTAGGGCGATATCCTACCAAGCGCGATGGTGGTGCGTCCTGGCATGGTATTTGGATGGATACCAACCCTATGGACGATGACCATTGGTGGTTTAGGATGGCCGAGAAGGAAAAGATGACGGGCGCGTATGCTTGGAAGTTTTTTAAACAGCCTGGCGGTGTTATTGAAATTACAAAGGATGAGTTGCCGGAGAACCCAGAAGCCAATGATTGTATTTTTGCATCTGGCAAATGGTGGCAATTAAACAACAAAGCTGAGAATGTGGCAAACCTACCGGCTGGCTACTATCAACAGATGCTGTTAGGTAAAAATCTAGATTGGATCAGGTGCTATGCCGAGGGTAAATATACCTATGTGCAAGAGGGTAAGTCGGTTTGGCCAGAGTATGACGATAATATTATGTCTGGTGATGTGGAATTAGATCCATCTGTGCCATTACAAATAGGATTAGACTTTGGTTTAACCCCAGCGGCGGTTATTGGCCAGCGCTTACCGAATGGAAGGTGGGTAATCCTTGATGAGATTGTTACTTTTGATATGGGTTTGGAGCGTTTTGGTCATCAACTGGTGTCCGAAATCAACGCCAGATACCCCAATATGCAAGTGCTTGTATGGGGCGATCCAGCCGGTATGGCCAGAGATGCAATCTATGAGGTTACTGCCTTTGACTTTCTTAAAACACTAGGCCTCAAAGCCCAACCAACCCCATCTAATGACTTCAAAGTACGCCGAGAGTCAGCGGCCGCGCCCATGCAAAGGCTTATTAACGGCAAGCCAGGGCTAATCGTTGACACAAAATGCAAATTATTGCGTAAATCATTAGCTGGTGGGTATCACTTTAAGCGTATATCAGTAGGATCAGGACAAGAGCGCTTTAGAGATGCGCCAAATAAGAATGAACATTCCCATGTGGGCGATGCCTTTGGGTATCTATTACTAGGTGGTGGGGAATATAAGCGCATGACTAGGGGTAATCTAGGGGCATCTAAGACTTTTATAGCCCAAACTGTAGCCAATAGCGAATTTGATATATTCGGATAATGAAAACATCTATTCCATACGAACTTCTTAATGAGCAGATGCATAAACGCAGAGGCTTATTTACTTTGCCATTTGTAATCGATCACTTTGACCAGATGGATATAGAACAACCTGAGTTGCTGGCAGTATCTAGGGGTTATGGCATTCGAGATATGGTATCTAGCCAGGCTCAACTAGGCACAGCTATTACTATTTTTTATCATGGTAAACCCGTAGCCATTGTTGGGGTCATATTGTTCTGGGGTGGCGTTGGTGAGATGTGGGCCTTGTTCGATCACCAGGCTAGAAAGATGCCATCTACAATGGTTAAATGCGCTTTATCATTTATCGATATCGCTATGAGATATCTACACTTGCATAGATTGCAAATAACAGTTAGAACTGATGACAGTCGTGCTATTCGTTATGCAAAGTCTTTGTATTTTGAAACTGAATGCGTAATGAGAAAGTATGGCCCAGACAAAGTTGACTCTTACTTAATGACGAGGTTATAAATGGGTGGATTATTTGGCGGTAAGCCTGACACGAGCGGAGCAGAACGCGCCGCCGCTGAGACCAAGGCTCAGACAGAGGCAATGCAAAAACAAGCGGCAGACGAAAAGCGTCTATTAGCGGAACAGAATGCGGCACGCCAGAAGGCGCGATTGCGTGGTGGTAGTCGGATGCTATTATCCGATACTCGTTTAACTCCAGAAACAGGCGTACAGACGCTTGGTGCTGATAAAACAGGAGTAATGTAATCATGGGTGGAGCAGTCAGAGCAGTATCACAAGTTGTTGGAATTGCAAAAAAACCAGAACAAGCAGTTCAAAATGTTCTTGATTCCGCATCAGGAAAAAAAGAATCTACAGTATCTAGATCTCAAGAAGAAGATGCCGCTCGTATGAGAGCATCTCGCCGCCGTGGCCGTCAGTTATTATCTGATGCCCGTTTAAATCCAGAGGGCGGTGTTCAAACTTTAGGTGGAGGATCTAGCCTTGGATGATAAATCGAAGATGCAAAAGAAAGTCAGCAAGGTAATGCGCGAGTATAAAGCTGGCGGCTTACATTCTGGCAAAGGCGGCCCAGTTGTTAAGGATCAGAAACAGGCCGTAGCTATTGCTATGTCTGAAGCTGGAATGGCTAAGAAGAAATAATGGCCATTGAAGTTAAGCGAGAATCGCTTGATACTAAATCTATCCATGTATCACCATCCTATGTTGATAAAGATGGACTACATTATTTAATTGGATCAGACAGGCCAAACCCAATTCTTGATGTTAACCACCTAAGACTTCATGAAGGTAGAGCATTTAAGGCATATCGCATTTATCCAGACGCAACAAAGTTAGCCGCTGGGGCAAGTTGCAATATAGCTATTGCATGGGCTAGTGGTGTTACTCCACATATATTGCTTGATGCTAGTTGTGGTGGCGATGCTGAGTTGTATGTTTATGAAGGTGCAGTTGTAACTGGTGGAACATCGTTTACTGCCATTAATCGTCAGCGCGTTATTAATACTGCAAGTCAATCAGCTATTTTAATAAACCCAACAGTCACTAGCGTTGGCACAGAAATTGATGCAGAGATTGTTACTGGTGGCTCTGGCAAAAAAGCTGGTGGAGCTGGTTCGTCTGCATTAGAGATGGTATTCAAACCATTGACAACCTATCTTTTTAGATTGACTAATGTAAATGGTACTGCACATATGGCCGAATTAATTATTGAATGGTACGAATAATGGAAGATTACACACAAGGTAAGCGTTGTCCACCAGTATTGATGGACAAAGAGATGAGTATTTTTAATCATCGAGTCTGCATTACTAAAGCCGATCTAGGCCCAGCAAATCCTAAAATGCCAGAAGTAATGTTTTGGCTAATGAAGTCTGCTAAATGGAATGTAAGCGAATGCGCCGCACGCGAGATGGTTTGTGGCAACTGCGGTCATTACTGGAAAACAAAATTCATTGATGATTGCATGAAAGAATATGAACAAGTAACCCCACCGGAAGTTGACCCAGCATGGGTTGATACTAATGAATCTGGTGGCTATTGTGATGAATGGGAAATTCCATGCACATCATCTAGGACTTGTGATACATGGGAGCCAGGCGGCCCTATTACTGATGCAACCAAGAAAAATCCATTTGAGGATGAGGAAGAATAATGGCTGAAATGAAATTAACTCCTAGCGATATTCTTAAGCGGCATGATATTGCTTTGCGTAAGAAAGAAGATTTCAGAGACCTCTACGATGAGGCCTATGAATTCGCTTTGCCACAAAGAAACCTATATGACGGGTATTATGATGGTAAGGTTGGCGGCGCTAAGAAGATGAACCGAGTCTTTGACGCTACTGCTATCAACTCTACACAGCGCTTTGCCAACCGATTACAGTCTGGTATTTTTCCACCACAGAGAAAGTGGTGTCGTTTAGAAACTGGCCCAGATATTCCAGCAGATCGCAGACAAGAGGCCGCGGCCGCTCTTGATATCTACGCAGACAAAATGTTTGCAACTCTTAAGCAATCTAACTTTGATATTGCTATGGGTGAGTTCTTATTAGATCTGGCCGTAGGAACCGCAGTAATGATGGTTCAGCCTGGAGACGATACAACGCCCATTAACTTTATTCCTGTGCCACAGTTCTTGGTAGCATTTGAAGAAGGCGCAAATGGCCAAGTAGATAATGTATACCGCCGTATGCGTATCAAAGGTGAGGCAATTATTCAGCAATGGAAAGATGCCAATATTCCAGCAGATCTGCAAACTACAATAGATATGAAACCTACAGAAGATGTAGAGTTGATTGAGGCAACAGTACTTGATCCTAAGCGTGGTGACTTTATGTACTATGTTATCCACAAAGAGACTAAGCAAGAGTTAGTATTCCGTAGACTTAAGGTTAGCCCTTGGGTTGTCAGTCGCTATATGAAAGTAGCTGGCGAGATCTATGGTCGTGGCCCATTGATTACTGCTTTACCTGATATCAAGACCTTGAATAAGACTCTTGAGTTAGTGTTAAAGAATGCATCTCTAGCTATCTCCGGCGTATACACCGCGGCTGACGATGGTGTGCTAAATCCAGCTACTGTCAAAATCGTACCAGGAGCAATTATTCCTGTTGCGCGTAATGGTGGCCCACAAGGCGAATCTTTACGCCCATTGCCGCGTGCCGGAGATTTCAATGTATCTCAAATTATTATGAATGACCTACGCATGAATGTTAAACGCATTCTGTTAGATGAGTCATTACCTCCTGATAACATGAGCGCTCGTTCTGCTACTGAAGTGGTAGAGCGTATGAAAGAATTAAGTCAAAACTTAGGATCTGCATTTGGCCGTTTAATCAACGAAACAATGATTCCATTGGTAAGCAAGATTTTACAAGTCATGGATGACCGCGGATTGATTGACTTACCACTACGAGTCAACGGCCTTGAGGTTAAGGTTGCTCCAGTTGCTCCATTGGCTATGGCTCAGAATATGGAAGATGTAACCAATGTCGTACAGTTTGTACAGATGGCTCAACAGTTTGGCCCAGAAGGACAAGCAACTCCTAAGATGGGTGAAATTATTGACTACATTGGTGACAAGCTGGGCATACCAGTTAGTCTGCGCTTTGATAAAGCAGAGCGTGATTACAATATCCAACAGATTCAACAGCAAGCCGCTCAGGCCGCACAACAAAATCCTGAGATGGTTCCCGAAATGATGAAGATGGCTGGAGCCTAATAGATGAATGTAGAAGGATGGGAAGGTCTGCAAGAGCAGATAACCGATATCCGCGGTGCAGAACAGGCCGTAGAAGATTTAAACAAATTATGCCTCAGAGTACTTGCATCTGAGGATGGAGAAAAACTGATGAAGTGGTTAAGAGCCACTTTATTAGAGCAACCAGTTGCCTTGCCTGGTTCTGATCCAAGTTATGCTTTCTACCGAGAAGGGCAGAATAGTATTGTTCGGGATCTTGAAGCAAGGATTCAAAAAGCAAGGAAACTATAACAATGGAAACAACCGAAGCAGTCCAACCCACAGAAGGTAGCGGTGGCCTATTGGACTCAGTTAGCTTAACAACTGAGAGCCAGGTTAATGAAGGTCAATCACAATCCACAGAAATAAGTCATCTAGCACCAAAAGAAGATGACACTCCACTAGATCGTCCAGATTGGTGGCCAGAGAACTTCTGGAAGAAAGACAACGCAGAGCCTGATCTTGAGGGTATCGCTAAATCCTGGATGGATCTACGCAAACAGATATCGCAAGGCAAGCATAAAGCGCCAGCCGATGGCAAATATGATGTAAGCGCATTTGGCTCTATCCCAGAAGATGACCCTGTTCGTAGCCATGTTGTTAATTGGGCGCAAGAAAATGGGATATCGCAATTAGCATTAGACTCATTGGTTAGTAAGGTAGTTGGAATGTCAGCCCAAAAAGCTGAAAGTGTCCAGCGCTCACTAGCTGAAGAGAAAGCCGCTCTTGGCCCCAATGCAGATGTCGTAATTAAGGGCATGACAGAATGGGCGCAAGGCCTTGTAAACAAAGGAATCTGGGGTAAGGATGACTTTGAAGAATTCAAATACATGGGCGGTACAGCTAATGGCATTAAGGCATTAATGAAGTTGCGTGAGTCCTATGAGGGCAACCGCATTCCAACACAGTCAGTACCAGTAGACGGCGCTCCATCTAAAGATGAGTTATACCAGATGGTTGGAGATCCTAAATACAAGACTGATCCAGCATATAGGGCTAAGGTTGAGCGTATGTTCAGCCAGACCTTTCAATAAACTCTTCACGAGAGGTGGTTGCCCCGGTGCAGTATGGCCGGGGTTTTTTTATTTCTATAAAAAAGTTGTTGTATTTAGCTGACACTTCTGCTAGAAACTCCATAAGGCATACCATTTAGTTGGCCCTTGATGCAGATTAATCTGACGATTGGCTCCCGTAAGTAGCAAGCGAATGGCCCAGAACACCGGCATACCAATGCGATAACCCTTTTTATTTTTATCTATTTTGGAGATTTCAAATGAGCGTATCTTTATCAAACGCCTTTGTAACCCTCTTTGATGCTGAGGTAAAACAGTCCTACCAGGGCAAAGCAATGTTGGTAGGTGCCGTTCGTCAGCGCAGAGGAGTTGAAGGCTCAACTGTTAAGTTCCCTAAAGTTGGCAAAGGCGTAGCTACACCACGCATTGGTCAAACTGATGTAACCCCATTAAATGTTGGCTTTTCAAATGTAACTTGTACTCTTGGTGATTACAATGCCGCTGAATATAGCGATATCTTTTCACAAGCTAAAGTTAACTTTGACGAGCGTTCAGAGTTGGTTCAAGTTCTTGGCAACGCCATTGGCCGCCGTCAAGATCAAATGATCCTTGATGCTTTAGCAAACTCTAGCACTTCCTTAACTGTATCTAACGATATCGGTGGTACTGACACAAACATGAATGTGGCTAAATTGCGCGAATCCAAGAAACTTTTGGACAAGAACAATGTGCCACCAGAAGGCCGTCATATCATTCTGCACGCATCTGGTTTAGCATCTTTGTTGTCTGAGACAGCAGTTACATCTTCTGACTTCAATACTGTTAAAGCATTGGTTGCTGGTGAAATCAACACTTTCTTAGGTTTTACTTTCCATATCCTAGGCGATCGCTCTGAGGGTGGCTTGGCAATTGATGGTTCTTTAGACCGCACTTGTTTTGCTTTCCACAAAGATTCTATCGGCTATGCTGAAGGTATTGCCCCACGCACAGAAATCAACTACATCCCAGAAAAGACATCGTTCCTAGTGAACTCTGTATTCTCTGCTGGTGCAATTGCTATCGATGCTGAAGGTATTGTCCAAATCACCGCTCGCGAATCTTAATCTAAGGAGAGACTGAAATGGCATATTCTGCAACTGGTTTAGTGACCTTGGGCGCATCAAAATCTGGTAACGCACCAGCGATGTTCCTGTATAAAACTGCTGATACTCAAGCAACTGTTAATACCGCTGGTTATTTTGCGGCATTAAAAGACTTGATGGAAGTTGGCGATATCATCTTCATTTATGACACAACTACGCCTAGCCTAGTTTTGACATATGTGAACCAAGTAACTTCAACTTCTGTTGATATTGCTGATGGTACAACTGTAAGCGCAACAGATACAGACTAATAGTATCTAGTATTAAAATGGGCTATTTTCTGGTAAAACAGGAAGTAGCCCATTATTACATTGGAGAATTAAATGGCCGCTGGTGATACATCGTTATCGATATGTTCTGATGCATTAGTGATGCTGGGCGCAAAGCCCATTTCGTCATTTGATGAAGGCACAGATGAGGCCTCTATTTCCGATCGCTTATATAGCGATATCAAGAACCAGGCATTGATGTTATATCCC